AAGTACCAGTACCGCCACCGCCTGAGCCACCGTAACCCCAAGTCGTGTAACCGCCAGCACCACCACCACCTGCATAAGTTGTGCCAGTTATTGTGCCTACCGCACCTGCACCACCCGTAAGGACTGATCCAGCAGCACCTGCACCACCGCCTCCTCCACCACGATTATTCCAAATACCTGCTGCACCGTTATTACCTTGACCACTCGTCCCAGTACCAGCAGTTTGTTGAGAAGGTTGATTAGTTCCACCACCGCCACCTCCGCCCGAACCGCCGCCTGTAGCAACATCGTTTTGACCACCGCTACTACCACCACCAGTAGACGTAATGGAACTGAAAACAGAATTACTACCAGCACCACTGGCAGAATAACCACCAGCAGGATAAGAACCACCACCAGTACCACCACCACCGACTGTTACCGTCAAAGTACCTGAAACAGCAAAACTTGATGCTTGTCTCATACCGCCAGCGCCGCCACCGCCACCTGCACCACCTGATGCACCACCGCCACCTGCTACAACGAGATAGTCAACTGAACTTGGTGCAGTATAAATAACTTTGATCGCAGTTCCAGTTCCTGTTCCTGAGCCTGTAGCGGTGCGATCCTTTGTAATCGCTTTGATGGCAGTACCAGCACCACTACCACTACCAGTTGCTGTTCGAGGCATATTTCCGATAGGACTCAAAACATTTGTGTTGAGAATACCATTGGTCGCTGAATCCAAAATAAGGTAAGGAATAAATTGTGTTCCTGTTGCTGCTGACGAACCTGTACCCGAACCTGTGGCCGTGCGAATCCTGGCAACCAAGGTGCTGACCGAACTACCTGAGGTTGAAGTGCCAGTCGCAACACGAGGGGCAACATGAAGTTTGACAACAATCTGTGTTCCAGTACCTAAACCTGTAGCCGTACGTGGGGCAATATGCAAGCCCACACCAACATCCCCTGTCGTGGCAGCACCACTACCTGTAGCAGTACGAGGTGAAAGGTGCAGTCCTACCGCTGTTTGAGTTCCAGTACCAGTTCCAGTTGCAGTTCTAGGGGCGACATGCAAGCCAACACCAGTATTCCCTGTGGTTGCGGAACCACTACCTGATGCAGTTCGACCAGCAATATGCAAACCAACAGCCGTTTGCGAACCTGTACCTGAACCAGTAGCCGTTTTTGTAAAACTTGAAAATGATGCCGGGGAGAACCTATATGTAATCTCATGGGCTTGAGGGCTAATCCGATGGTCAATATGTTCAATAGTCACATTTTGATAGATTTGCGAAGGGCTACCAATTGAAAAGGTTTTATTGATTTTTACCGTGTCGCCCAAATCAAGGGCAATAATCTCGGCCTGATCAACCAAAGACACCTGATTACCAGCAAAAATGATAGTCATACCGTCAAAACGATATGAAGGCAACTGATACAACTCAAGCATATATTCGGCTAAATCTTGAGCAGCGGCATCAGAAAACAGCAAATTGTTGATTGAAAGAGCAGAAACACCAAACGTGGCGATACTTGTCGCATTCTCGGCAGTTCCAGGGTTAACAGAGTCAATTGGTGTGCAAATTACACGGTTGAAAAGGTTTTCTTGCCCATAAACAATAGACAAAGAACTATATTCTGTACCCGTTCCATCATCTGCAAACAGTTTTTCAAGAGTCGGTGAACCAATCACACGATCAGTAAATGTCAATACTCCGCTCCCGGACATATACAAATAGCCACGTTCTGTGGCTGCAACTGCCTGCAACGCATCCAAAGCCCTAGTACCTACAGCTATTGGGTCATCTAAACAAGTTACCGTTCCTGCATCAATGCTAGTTGTACCCTGATAATCAACCTCAGGAAGATTAAGAATCGCATTAACGCGAGCTCCACTTAACTGATTTGTTGGCACAAACTCATCCAAATAGGTATTAGCCAAAATTACAAAATTGTCAGCCACTGATATTTGTACTGTTGACCGAGTATTCGGTGCAGAAGTAGGGTCATAAGAAATATCAATGTCGGTAATAAGTCCAGTAAAAATGGCTGTAGTGCCATAATATAAAGTCATTTTTCGCCGAATCGTTACACCTGAAGTTCCAGTTACAGGATCCCAATATCGACTGGATTCATTTACAGGGTCTAACTCTCGATCATTGTTAGACAATGTGATTGCCATAGTTGAGGCTTGAAAGTCTTGAAATTGGTCATGTCGGCCTCGTGAAACATCAATTGACAACACCCGGTCAGTCAAATCATCGTATGCTCGACCCCCTATATAGCAGTTCCCATTTAAAACTCCAAGAGTCGCATTATTTAGGGTGAACTGATTTTGAGGTAAACCAAGTTCGCCAATAAGTCTATATTCCCCGCCCCAAGGCATCACCTGTGCCATATCAGAGTGTCTTTACAGGGATCTTGCCATTACGTCGTTGGTAGCGAATTAACTCATTAACAATCGCATCACCAATCGAGGCACCGTCAGCACCCATACCAGCATTAACAACGATATTTATTGGTTGACCGCCGCCACCCATCATTCGTTCCAAACGATCCATAGGAATAATAGCTTCTGGCCCCTTTTCGCCAATCATGCCGATTTGCGGGGAAGTAATCAAACCACCTTTTGCGTGAGCCAAACCAGCATCTTTGAATGCGTTGTAAAGATTAGGGAAAGCAATCTTTGCTTTAGCAACAGGAGTTTCTTGATCCAACACATAGTTAGGGTGCAACGCTCTTACAGCCTCCATGAACGAACCATACTTCCCTGAAGCAACAACGGCTTTAGCGGCAGCAATCTTGGAAGCCAAACCAGTACCAGCATTTGCGCCTGCACCGCCAGCAGTTGCTGGTTGTCCAGCCAACTTCGTTAATGCCGGGATACCCAAATCAGGCATCGCATCCTTCAACTCAGCAAGTTTTGCTTCCAAACCATCAACAAGACTTTCAGCCAAAGCAATACCAGCATCATAAAACGTCGCTCCTAAAAGAACTTGAAGACCATTAGCCGTATTAACAAGTGAAGTTTCAATGTTTGTTGAAGCAGTTACAGCCGCAGCACCACCATTCAACAAGGCTGTAGCGATCTGTGTACCAGCATCAACACCAGCAGTTAAAACCTGTTGAATAGCCCCAGGGGAGAAACCTGCGGCCACAAGCAACTTAACTTTGTCAGCGAACTTAGTCGCATTTTCAGCTTGAGCGGCCAAAGCAGCAATAAAGTCCACACCAACCTTGTCGCCTATTGCAAAGAAACCATTAGCAAGTTGAACTCCAGCCGTAGTCGAAACAGCAGCAATTTCCCCAAACAACACATTCGTTTCAGCAACAGCAGCCGAACCACCCTTAATCAGTTCATCAGCCATCGCACTACCAGTCACAGCACCAGCCTGAATAATTTGATCTATGCCTTCTTTAGATAAGCCAAGGTTTTTAAGTTGCGTTATTTTGCTAGCAAAACCTTTTGCCAAGTCTGCCTGAGCGCGTAACTGCTCCAAGAATGTAATCTGTCTAGCCTGAGCCGCAGAAGCATTCTCGGTAGCAACAGTCAAAGCATCCTGAGCCGGGATCAGATCAAGAGCGGCCTTTTGCATCTCCTCATAGGCTTCACGGCGAGCCTTACGACCTGAAGCATTTGAATACTTGTCACTCGCATCGTTAAATCTTTTTTGGGCGGCATCAGCAACCCCTTGTGCATTACTCAAATCCGAGTTGGCTTTCACTAGATCCTGTGCAGCCGTCTGCTGTTTAGAAAAAGCGTCAGACATACTGAAAACACTCATAATCGAGTCTTTTACAGACGTCGCATAGTCATTTTGAGCTTGTTTAGCCTCATCAATCTTCGCGTTGTAATCAGCGGCCTTTTGAGTGGCAACAGACAAAGCGTTACCAAAGTCAAAAGCCCCATTAATTGAGTCATCTGTAGCAGACCTCAAATTATCTAGTTTTTGCTTCAAACCTTCTAATTTCTTAGTTGCCTCATCAATAGCCTTGTTATACTTATTGGTGATCATCTCAATAAGTTTGTCTTTTTCTTTCTGCAAAGCTTTATCAGCCGAGGCGTTCTTAGAAGTAGCATCCGAAATCTTCGTCAAAGACTTATGCAAAGTATCGTAAGCCTTGGATTCTTCACCCAAACCTGAAATCATCCTTTGAAGATCCGCATACTGTTGCTTATACTCGCCACTCATACGATCATCTCGTGGCAAAGCTTTCAAAATAGCCAAAACACGTTCGGCTTCAGCCTTGAAATTAGAGATATCAGCCTCAATAACAACTTTGGTACGAAGCCCGGACAACATGCCCATACCCTCCAAAATCTTATTGATTTCAGACTCGACAGCCCCACCAGCCTTAGCAGAAGCAATGAAGTTCTCAATCATTACCGTACTTGCAGCAGCAATTTCGGCTTTACTCTTACCCATGTTATACATGGCCGCCGAGTTCTTATTGATCTGCTCATACAGATCAAAACCAGTCTTCGTCAACGCATCAAAGTCGCCACGTGCGCCCTTGGCGGCATCCATCACGCCAGTCATCGCCTCGCGCATCTCATAAAAAGTCTTAGCGTTGGCAACAGCATCAAAGTTCTCAATACCAAACATTGCTTTAGCCAGTTCTTCGGCAGTTGCCTTACCATCCTCAGAAGCGGCCTTAAACTCTTTCAAACGTTGAGTCATAGTGGTCGTTTTCATGGCGGCCTTTTCCATTTCGACCTTTGTTTTGCCTACAGCATCGTTCAGCGGGGCGATCTTATTGCCAACTGCGGCAAGGACAGCCAACCACATTTCATCGGTGCCCTTCAAACCCTTAGTCGCATAATCGGCTTCAACAGCAGCTTGTGTAGATTTAACAAGTGCGGCTTCTTCTTTGCCTAAAGCAACAACACTTTCTAGGTGACCCTGCACAAAGTCACGGATATGTGTTTTCTCGGCTTGGTCATCAAGCTCCTCAATACGTTTTGCCAATTCCTGGTATTGGGGCGCAACACCAACAAGAACAGAACTCGTTTTCTCATACAAAGTAACGTTTTTAGCAATCAAAGTCGCTTGTTCTTTAGAAACACCGTTAGCAATAGCCATCTCATAAGCGGCCTTTTGTTGGTTATCTTTGAAAGCCAACAATGTAGGAATCGCATCAGCCTGACTCTTACCCAAATAATTTAACGCCCCGGTTAACTTGTCGCCATCTTCGCCAGTAGCAGCAACGGTTTTACCAAGATCCGCTGTCGAAGCAAGATACTTACCTAAAGCTTCTTTGTTTGTATGCAAAGCCTTAATTTGGGTATGTATCGCATCATTTAAGCCTTTGGTACGTTCCTCAACTTGCTTGTTACGGTCAGAGAAAGCCTGAAAAACCTTAAACACAGCCCACATAGCCATAGCCAAAACCAACATAGGAAGCATTGAAGACATGAAACTGATAACAGCCGTCTTCATAGCCATAAAACCTTCAATGGTCAAAGCCGTAAAAGCCTGCATCCCTGTAGCACCCATCCGGGTAGCAGTAGTGAAGTATTCGATCATCCCTGAAGTAAACAAAACTGATTTACCCAACAATGTTTGTGCAACGGTTGCCGTATCAGCCTCTACAGCCAAAATTGCTTCAGCGGTAGCAGCCGACAACATAGAACCAGCCAAACCAATACCTATAAGGATTACCAACGGTTCAAGCAACGGCCCTAAAGCTTCCAAAGCAGAAGCGAACAACAAAAAAGCACCCGAAATAAGTGTGACAACTCCAGCAAGCGGCCCAGCAAGAACATCCACCATGCCTGAAATCGCATCCAAAACCGACTGTGCAGCCTTAGTAATAGCAGGAACAGCTTTCTTAAAAGCATCCAAAAGCGGATATAAAGCCTTAGCAATCTTCATAAAACTGTCACGTAATTTAGGACTCATAGCCACCAAAACAGCCATAGATCCAACAACCGGGTTCATCAACGGGGCCAACTTCGCTAACGGCCCAAGGTTGGACAACAAACTCCGACCAGCAATAGCCGTCAAAGCCGTAGCAAACGATGCAATCATCGGAGTGTACTTAGCGATTGACTTGCCCAAACCATCCACAGCCAACTTTGAATCACTCAAACCCTTAATCAAACCCGTAATATGCTTAATGCCATTCGTAAAAGGCGTAAACAAAAGAGTCATAGCCTTCGTCAACTCTTGAACAATTGGGTAAAGAACCCCACCCTCACGAATTGTTTTAGAGAAAGCACTCACAAGGTCATAAGAAGCCTTAATCATTGGGCCGAAACCAGCCAACAAAGCCGCTCCCATCGCCACCTGCATATCATTAATAATTCGAGGGAATGAACGCAAGACCTTTCCTGGCTCTTGCATAGCAGCCGTGTAAACACCAGCAACCTTCGTACCTTCCAACAAAATCAAGTTAATGATGGCTTGCTGACGCTCCTGAGCGTTCAAAGTATTCGCTGTTTTGCCCACTTCACGGGCATACGTGGCATAACCTTCGGAAGCCTGACCTGAAATACCAGCAGATTTAAGCAACATGCTGTTACCCGTTTTAATAGCACGGGTCAGAATCATTGCCGTATCTGTTGAGTTCTTCTGCGAAATAACCGCCAAGTCCTGTGCAACACGAGCAACATTGGCAGCTTCAGCCATTTTGAGGTTGCCTTGAGCAAACTCAATAGCCATTTCCTGTGCGGCGGCCATCTCGATACCGTTTTCACGGATCGCATTAGCAGCATATTGAATGTTCTTTGCGCCAACCCCGGTGGATTTGCCAATCGCATCAATAGCGACATTTAACTCTGAAACACGAGCAGCAGCCGAGAATGATGCTTTACCCATTTTGACAAGGGAGAAAGCAGCACCACCTAAAACAGCACCAGCAGCAATTAAGCCTTTACTTACACCACCAACAGTCTGATTTAACTGATTAGCAGAGGATGAAGCTTGTTGAAAAGCCTTGGTGAAGCCATCGTCAATCGCACGTAAGTACGCTACAACCTGGATATCTTCAGCCATTTAATCACCTCCTGCGTTTGTTCGCCTGTTCAGCTTCGTAAGCCCTTAATTTGTATAGGGCGGCCCACTCAACTATTTCCGCAGAGGTGATTGGGAGATGGGCAGGTGTGCCGTACAAAAGTTCGGCCACCGTGCGCCCCAATTTCTCCGCTAGTTCGAAGAGGAACCGCCGTTCGGTGTTGATGAGGAGTCTTTTCCCGCGACATCAATGGCATCAGCCCCAAAACCTGACAATCGCATAGCGACCGTGTTGATCTTTTCCAAAGCCGCGCCATTCTTGGACATAATTGTGTCCTTATCGGCGTGGGTAAACACAGGTTCGCCCGTTTCCGGGTCGTAAACGCATGTGACAACAACTTCAGGCATCATCTTCGCAAAGTTGACATTGCCGTTGTTATCTGCTGCATCCTGAACAATCGCTGCACGAGCAGCTCCGCTCATACCTCGAACTTCTACTTCAACACCCCATTGATCAATCTTGACGATTTCTCTTTGTAGGTCATCTACTGCAATAATGCGGTCACGTAAGGACACGATATTTCTCCTGTGTTTGTTGGTTTTTGGGTTTATGATTTGCCTATTGGCTTATCACGACCAAGTGGTGCGAGTAACTGGACCCGTCACTTGGAAATCTGCTGTTGCTTGAACTGCGTCACCGACTGCTGCCGAAATGTTGTAGCCAGTCATAATGCAAGTACCTGTGTACTTGACAAGACCTGCTGTGCTACCTGCTGGGCCGTAGTTGAAGTTCAATGCTGTTGCGAAGCCAAGAACACCTGCAAGAGTTGCATCAGCCGTAGCGTCAAACAATCCTGAAATGCTGAAAGTCGCATCCGACAAGCCCACAATGTAGGTCTTAGCCGAACCTGAAACACCAAACGTTGTGGTTTCAGCGGTCTCGATTGAACGAGAAAGTGAAACGTCGTTTAGATATGGGGAATAGTCCACCAGGGATGCTGATGCGTTGTCCAATTTGAATACTGCTGATTTACCATGTACGAATGCCACGATTTACCTCCGTGCGAAAGAAATGTTGTATGTGATTGAGCCTGTACCTGTGGCGGCCGTGTGGGTCGATCGCAGGTATCGGTTAACGGTGGTGCCAGCCGCAACTGCGATCCGTTCCGAAGTTTTAACCGTTGTTGCTACAACGGTAAATGTTGCTAGGTCAGCCCAAGTTGAGTTGTCTGACGAATGTTGAACCTTAAAAGTTGACGATGAACTGCGCGAATTGGCAGTCACATGGATTTGAGCCATACCACCATTAGCGGAAGAAGCAGAACCATCAACAGCCGTATTCGTTGCTGAACCAGTATCTGCGCCTAAAGCATGAAGGGAAACACCATAATCAATACCGCCATCAGCTTGAGCATCATAAGAAACCGAAACAACATCGCCTACAGGGGAAGAAACCGAATAACCTGTGGTTTTTGCTTGAAGCAATGCTACCCGGTTGCCGATAGTTGAAAGTGCTGGAAAAAACGATACTGGAGCGTTCGTATCCGAACCAATTGAGGCGGTCAGGATTTCGTCAACAGCACCTGCGGCACCATCAAACATCCCGGAAGCACTTAATGTCCCATCCTCCAAGCCCGTAATATATGACTTAGCGGTGGAACCAAATGCGGTGGTTTCAGCCGTTTCAACAGAAGCAGCCACAGAACCATCGTTTAGGTATGAACTCAGATCGTAAATACCGTGCAAAACAACAGCACTCTTACCATGAATAAAAGCCATTACTTATCCTCCGAATCAATCGCATCCACAACTACTGGAGCAACCTCTTCGACTGAAGCAGGCTCTTCTTTAACTTCGACCTTTGCTTTGGCAGAGCCATCAGCAAGTTCAATAATTCCTTGTTCTTTAAGCCATGAAATAGACTTAGCTGGAATGTCGTCAACAAGTTCGCCTGCTTCAACGCGGCGATTTAGGTAATCTAACCCTTGATTTACGAGGTATTTCGGCATCTTTACTCCTGATAGTGGCACGTGGCTCTACCCCGGATACCGACCTGACCACAAGGGTACGAATGGGCGATGCCGAGGTCACGAGGACACGAAGAACAATCAGGACTTTACAACGCATCAGCCTTAGGGCCGACTGTATATGGCTTTAGTTCACCAACCACCCTCAGGGATGATCCAAGGCGACCAATCAGAACCAGTTACCTCAAATAGCAATCTTCCAGCCTTTAAGTTTGTAAACGCATCCAGCAAAGGCTCTTGGGTGCAGATCTTCATTTGAGTGCAGATAGGGGCGTACTTATTGCGCTTAGGGTTGTAATTCACCCCATTCAGCATCATCAAGCCACTATCAGAAGGATGACTCATAGTGGACATTTTGATGAAACCACAGTTCGCATCCACGACAGAGCCGCCAATACGATCAGGGCAACAACCTGACTCGCGAGCAACAATGTGCATCAAACGAGGAATCTGACGTTGCTCCCACCCAGCAGCCAAAGCTACAGGAGGAATCCAAGAACAATCACCATGCTTGTAAACCTCAGGCAAAACATATGCCGGGGCTTTGGCTTCAAAAGCCGATAGCGAAACAAGGGGAACTGGCTCACCAATCCGAGGGGCAGAAGCCGCCTGAACTGCCGAAATCAAACCAATCAAAACACTTAATAGGGTTACCGCTGTTGCGGTTAAAAACATTTTCTTCATCGGTACCTCCGATAATCAAGTAATAAGGGCAGGCTTAACGCATTAGATAATGCAAAGCCGTCAATCTTTTTGGTTTACCTCCTGATGGAGTTCTACGTATAAGGATGACACCTCGCAAGGTGCGCTGTCACTTTCAAACCTGTCTAACGACCCTCCCAAGTCGCTCAAACCGCTTGGTAAATCCTACAGCCCTAAACGCCCCAAGGCAAGCACTTAGGCCCCGTTTTTGGCTTTACAACGATGGCAAACAATAACCCAGGGTCTAGTAACCGAGACTGCGAGCATCTTTTTGCATCGCCAGCATCTAGGTTCTAAATCCTCGGTAGCCCCTTTGCCATAAGCATCTACTGGTATCTCGGAGTTATCT